GTCATGGCGATTATTTTTTCTAAAGATACTCTTTTTTTCTGAGCCTCTTTGAGTTTCTTCTGAGCATTTGTCATTAACTCTTGAGATAAAGGTGTATCTTGAGAAGAAACTTCTAAGTCTTCACTTTCCTGTGACATACTTAACTCCTATCTATCTATCTATCTATATTTTGTATGCAAATCGAAAGGGTTTTTCCACAATAAGTTTTCTGCTCGTAATTTCTCTCTGGTAGACCTGAATCTATCAACTGGAGACAGGCAATAAAGTCCTCATCTGAAACATCTTCAGCGCCATTCATAGATCGATAGGCAGAAATGGTAGTTTTTGCTAAACTGGGGAAAGATTGGATTGTCTGTACATACATCGTCCCATCACTAAATAAAATTGAAAAAGAATAGGAACCCTCAACTTCACCTTTGAATAAATCAACTTTCATTGATTCTTTTGACATAAATAACCTCCTTGTTACCTACAAAAAACATGATTTCCTATCTTGGTTATCTTATAATTACCGTTAGAGCAGCTACTACCTCGATTGAAGTAAAGTGCCCTATTGGTAAAGTTTGTAGGTCGTTTTACATTGTATTTCGTAACGGCTTTCTCGTCATGAACATACTTCTTAGCAATTGCATGACAATCATCCCATTCCTTACGTGCTGGTGTTCCCTCTTTAGGTGGCTTTACATTTCTAATCCCTGTAAATTGACCCTTTTGGTAAATTACACCACATACATCCTTGTTCCATTCAATAGATCGTGTTGCTACTACTTCTGCAACAGCTTGTTTACCTCTAAGTGGCTCACCACGAGCCTCTGAAAAGATAACCAATGCCATACACATTAAACTAGACAAAACAAACTCCTTGATCAAAAACTATTCATTTTATCACAGAAAGTTCGTTTGTCAAATTTACTAGGTAGTTGACATCAAGCCAGCAGCTTTAAGTTTTGCTAAAAGTGCATTGAAATCAGTCTTTAACGTTGCAACATCAGTAGCGGTACTATCGGCTTGAAGTGTCGTCTTTTGAGTAAGTGGTTGAACAAGAATATTCTTTGTTGCAATTTCCCAATAACATGTGAAGACAGCAGGCCCACTGAAACTACTGAATGCCGCACTTGAACCTCCATTAACAGTCCAACCTGAAGGTGGGTTGAATGTGAATGTACCTGTAGGTGCGCCATTAGTTCCTGTACCGATAAAACCGATCATACCATCATCAAGACCTTTAGTTCTGTTTGCAAGATCATCTTCAACCAAGTTGATAGTCCAAGAGTTTTTCTTATATAGTCTAGGAACAATATTAGCTGGAGACATAGACATGGCACTTGCAGCATTATCTTGGTTTCTGCGTTTACCTTTAAAGTAAGCGCCTTGCAGCATATTATCTGTACTGTGTGGCATATAGAATCTCTTCCAGCCATCAACATCAGCGAATGCACCAAAATCACCATTACGGTTGTTAGCTGATAATCTTTCACAGTTAAGGAAAGGTACGCCAGCAAATGCACCATATCTGTTCAACACTTCTGCTGATCCACTACCAATAAATACTACGTTTCGATAAACTGATTCAGTATAGAATCCTAAGTAACAGCTTGATTGCGGTCCAATACTCATGCCAGAGTTACCTACAATAGCCCCAAAACCACAGAACTGAGTTGTTACCGAGAAGGCATTGACACCATATAAAGCCCCATCATGAATACCAGAACCACAACGAATAGCATCTACTAGACCAACTTTTGTAGGTCCTGAGTTAGATCCTTGGTTGAATAAAGCTCCACCAAAGACAAACTTAATAGAACCACTTGTAGGTTCTGAAGTTTCCATCCAAGGGAATAATGCTACTGTCTTATTTGCGTAGTCTGTAGATTCCACTTTATAAACAATGTCATTAATAATTGCATATACAGGGTTACTAACCAAGTTGGCATCGTAAGGTAAGTCTGAAACAGTAACAGTAGTTCTTTGTGCTGCTGTACCTGTAGTTCCAGTATGAACAGGATTTGAGAAAGTATAAGCTGTAGGTAAGTTCGACCAAGATGTCGCTTGTGAACAACCACAATCTCGTGCTGAGATAACCCCACCAAACTCAAAGTTCGTGTTATTATGATACGCTGGAGCAGTAACAGGGAAACCAATCAACCCATTCTCATCTTGAACTACACCAAAGTATTTAAATTGGAAAGCTCTTATTGATGGCAATTTTGAACTTTGAACACCGTTTAAGACTACACCATACTCAACAGTCATTGATGTATATGTACCAACTGCCCCAGTACCAACAACTGTGATGGTTCCTTTGTGTTCCGTACCTGTACCTTTCAATGCAATCATATACCGCATGGCACCAGCAGCAGTCAATTTTAGATCCCAGTCAATTGATTCTTGACCAGTAAAATTGAAAGGCCAAGGTCTTGAAATTCTAAAATCACCTACAACACGAATTCTAGTCTTCCCAGCATCTGAATTAACAAAACTGGCAAATCGATCTAAGGCATTACTACTATCAACACCATCTACAGCACCAGCATGATAGGGTGTGATGTGCATGTCGTTTGATCTGATCCAGCGTCCTGTTGTGACACCACTGACAGCAAAAACAGTTACACCATTATCTGCTAAAACACTTGTAGAATCCCAGAAAAATACACCACCACCAACGTTGTTACCACTTAAATAAGACTTCACATTAATGGTTTGACCTTGGAATGGTGAACTAACCAGAAGTAAGTCAGCAATAGATTCAACAGCTTGTACAGCTTTTGTTCTTAACTGGGCTTGTGCGTCATTGATTTGTTGTTGAGTCTGACCACTAGAATCTGTAATGGCACTTGCTGGATGGGCACCAGCTACACTACGACCTTGAAGGCTATTGTGTTGGATCCCTGTGATTTTTCCATCAACTTCTGCCTTGTTGTATGTCTGTGTTTTATCATACACATCCGCTTTATTTGCTTTAAGATCTAAACTTGCATCAACCGCAGATTTGTCAGCTTTAAGCTCTAATGCAGCTTGTGTGGCGTTGCTGACAGGCTTATCTAGGTCAGATGTGTTGTTGATATTAGAAGTTCTATTTTCAAGTGTCAGTACTCTGCCAGCAAGCCCTGAAGAGGTTTGCTCTAAAGATTCAACTGCATCATCTAACTGTTCTTGATTTACAAGATTACCTTGCTCAATCGTAAAGTCTTTAATTTGGTTAGGAGTAACAGCTAAATCGCCCACATCTCCAGTAGGTAACTTCTCATTCCCTGAAACAGTTCCCTTAAGGGGCATATCCCCAATTTTAATACCTGTGACTAATACATCAGCCATTACTTAATCCCTCTTATCTAATTCCTTGGAATTTTCACTATTTAAGTTACTTGAGTTTAAAATCTCTATCTCAGTTAAATAATTTTTATGACTTTGGATAACTGCTTGTAGGTCAATTGCTAAGGAGTCTGCTTGCCTACCCATTTCTGTAAGCTCTTGTGCACATTCTTTGAATGATTGACTTGTGGGTTCGGATTCTGAAGTTTTGGTAGTTGATACACTGGAATTGGTACTGTCCCCACCTTTGGCTCCTGAATTTTGCTGCTTTGACAACCTACGAGTAAGCTCATCAAGAAGAGCACGGTTATCGGAATAAGTAGCTTCAACTTCTTGATTTTTCCTTTCAATTTGTTCATTGGTTTCCTCCAAATCTTTTACTAATCTTTTGTTTGTGTGCACTACCTCTGCATAACGTTTCTGGAATTCCTTTTCGTAAGCCTCTACATATTCCTTGTGGTATGATTTTTGTTCAACCAGATCGGTACGGGCTTGTTCAAGATCATTTTTTAGTGAACTCACATAAAAGAAAGAAGATGCCAGTAAGACAACAAGAAGGAACGCCTTCCAGTTCTTTAGAAGAAAGCTTAGAGCACCTGACAGGAAATCAAAGACGAGTGTTTTTAGAACAAACATGTTGTACCTTCCTTTATCTTTACCTTAAAGTTTTCCAGCAACAATCATCACTTCAGCTAACTCTTCTTCATCCCTGATAAGTTGCTCCACTTGTTCACTGGTTAGACATACTCCACCAACATGCCCACAGTCTACACAAATGGTTTGGTGAATTACTTGATTTTCTGGGTTATTTCCTT